CATATAACTCGTCGTCTAAATCCTCTTTTGGCATAGTGACAATTTTACTTTTTGCCGGCAAAACAATAATGTCCATGTCTGGATGATCTGCAATAATAATATTACCATCTAGCGTTTTTGTGGCCTTGAGTAAAATCTTCTCAATCGGCTTGTCTCTTATAGATACTTTTATTGTTATTGCCATTATTTTATATTTTCCACCAGGGCCTGGATTTTAACTATTTCTGCTACTAAATCTCTGTTTATTTTTCTTTGGTTATACTTTCCGATCTGTTCGACTACTCTTTCAAGCTTATTTGCCGTGTCTTCATCTTGGTTTTTGATTTTCCCCACCAGGGCGGCCTTAAGGCGCGTAACCTCTTCATATAAATACACCTTAAACTCTAAACCATCATCCTGGTAAGAATTAATATACTTATGTAGCAGAGATTTTTGGCTCTCGTTTAAGGATTGCGAATATTCTTCGTTGAAGTTTTTAACAAATGTTTTCAAGGCCAGGTTATTGACATTAGGAAACGCCTTCTTTTCAGGCTCTGGTTTCGCCAAGTCCTGAATTAGTTTACTTTCCAACAAGACTTGCTTTTTTGGACCCAGGGACTCAGACAAGACCTGACTAACAGTCGCAATTCTTTTATAGTCTTTAACGAAGTTGCCCCACGTGGAGGGGCCCAATTCTTTATTAATCCTGTTCACTACTCTTGTCTGCTCTTTGAAAGCCGTTTCTCTATCCATCTGGGAAAATTGCTTTTTGGCCTCTTGAATCACTCTCCCGATCATATTTTCCTCTAAGCCTCGAAGGTCTTCGAAAGACTTATAGATTTCTAATTCTTGCTTTAAAATTCGACCTTTGCGAAAGAACTCCTTCAAAATACTTAAAACCTTGTTCTTTACGGCGGTCTGGTTTTGCATGCTGGCCTTCGACAGCTCCTTAATAAGAGTTTCATAAATAAAAGCTGTGTTTCTTTTTTTATTGTGGTTGAATTTCATCTGTATTATTCTCCAGAGAGCTGATTAGCTTTTTAATTTCATACGTTTCTTGAAAGAGCTTTTTTTCTTCCTCGTCATAGTAATTAGAATCTCGCGCTTCAGAAATTCCATAAAGTGAATGTAATGTATCGACGTCGCCGGCGCCGGGCCATAAAGATCTCTTTGTTCTTCCAACATGCTGGTTTCCGCCGGCCGCATTGAAAGCCTGGCGCTTACCAGTACGGCGGTCTCCTCCGCTTTGTGGTTTTGGAGTGTACCACTTACCTTTTGCCTTGCCTGATGTCTTCATTGGGCGGCCGAGTTCGTCTCTCTTTCCTGGCGGCGTCTCTTCCGGTCCAGTTTCGGGCCCGGGCGGCGTTGCCAAAGGCGCATTCTCATCGACTTCAACCTCCTCGGGGGCCGGCGCCTCTTCGGGGGCTGCGGTTTCTAGATCGGGCATTTCCATTCCGGCGCCTCCTGGCGCGCCGGGATCCAGCGCGCTGGAGATGGCGCCAGATTCGGCGGCGGCCAATTCGCCGACCTGTTCAAGCGCGGCGTCGTGGTTCCTGTCATAGTACATTTCAAGCTGCATTCGCTGGAACTCTTCTTCTCGGAGATTGAGGATATTCTTGGCGATCCATCTTCTACTAAAATATCCGGCGGCCGCGCCGGTGGCAGCTTCAAACCTTGCTTTCCAGTGTTCTAGCTCTTGAATTTCAGCGAGCTTCGAAGGATTATTAAGGGCCAACTTGAAGGATATTAGATCATTTCCTCTATATCCCATGGTGAACAGGTGTACAACAACAATCTTTTCAAGCTCTGAAACCAACGACCGCTGAAGACGCTGTATGGTCCTGGCAAATCTAATGTCCTTTTGGGCTAGGGTACCTTTTTCATCTCCGGCGTCTGCCCCGTGAGACAAGTATGACATTGGCACCTTCAAAGCGCTGAACAGTTTATCCCTTAGATATTTTACGTCTTCAATATCGCCATTATATGTGTTGCTTCCGGCGTTAGCAATTTTAGTGCCGGAAGAGTTTCCTCGGACGGGGATATAATAGTCCTCTTCAACACTAAAAGGGTTGTATCGAAGGTCGACACGGCCGGAATTTACATCAACTATTTGATTTCTTTTCATTTGTGTCATGACGCGTTGCATATACTGCTCGACGTCTTCCGGGGGGACATTACCAACATCAATATAAAACACTCTTCTGTCGGGTGATCGGACAATGCGATATGCCATAACAGCGTCTTCGATCAAAGTCAACTGGCGCCAAATTCTTCGGGCAGGCTCAAGAGCCGAAGTGCCATATGGAGCAAACCTGTCATTTCCAAGCAGCCGAAAGTGCGCCACCTGCCAGTTTTCAAGCGTCAGGCCNGCAGAGTTCCATTGATATTGCACATAGTTCGGGTTGTCCTTATCCTCCCCTTCTAGCCTTTCAATTTCTCTGCCTGGGAGGCCTATAACATTTTTGATACCCTCGTCCTGTTCAATGTCCAAATACAGGAAAAAGTCTCCATATTTACACATCGAGCGCGCCCAGCCGTACAGGTTAAACTCAACATTCAAAATATTATATAGTAAAGTCTCAATCACTGTTTTAATTTCTTGATTGGTACAAACAATATTCATTATCGGCCGATATACCGATGATGTGGTCATTTCATCTGCATATATATCTAGCGCAGAGGCGATTTCAGGAGTATATTCCATTTGATCAAAATCAGCATACCGATCCATCCTGTTTTGGTTGGCATAATAGTCGGCCTGGAGAGAGCCGTAAATATCTGCATATGCTGATACTTTAAATTCTTGTCCTGTCGCAGACGTAATCCTAGACTTATATTTGTCCATCTGTCTGCGTCGGAGCTGCCTCGTATCCTGTCGACGGAATTTGTTAAGCGGACCAGATAATAACTTGGTCAGCTGCCTGTAAAGCGGGTTTACAGGATTTCTTGGATTTCTTTTGTTCGGATCGTTTTGTGACGCCATTTTTTATCCCTTTAGTAGCCAAAGAAAGTCTTTGTGTTCATCGTAGCTATTTTTTAATTTGTTGTCTCTTCGTATTTTTTCATATTCAGGCATGCCAGAAATTGATGTATTCATTATTCTGTTGGACGAGGCCATTGACGACAAAAAAGCCTTTTGATAAGCCGTGTCGCGGTGGTTTACGGCAAATACCGTATTTTTCACCCAACATCCGATGGCGCATGCCATAATTAAGTCATCATTGTGTTTTTTCATAGCTTGTGGTTTACCATTATACCATATAAAAGTTTTCATTTCATTAAATAAACGTCTAGATTTAATATTAATTAGTTTATTTCTTATAAACTCCTCTAATTTGGCCACTATAAGAGGCCGAGTTTTTTGTGAAGTTGTAAAACCAGGTATAACACCAGAGATATAATCTGCTTGATAGGACTCCACATGTTCATGACTGACCTTCTTGGAATAGTAAATATTGGGGTAAGTATAGTCCTCTAGTTTGCTTAAAACCGTCCAGCCCACTGAATTATTTTCAACTACCACCATACAGCCTCCAAACTCTCGGCCGATGCTGTTTAACATATCGGCAAAAACATCTGGCGTGGGTTTGCCCTTATATTCTGCCACTATCTCTGATTTGTCTAGATTAAAGATATGAAACGTAGAATAGTCCTGGCCGTCGCCGCGGGCAACATCTGCAGACAACATATAACTATTTCCGGGCTGGTATTCTTCCCATATCCACAGATTTCTGTCGAAGCCGGTCTTATACTTTGGGTCGCACAAATTTTGTTCTATCAACTCAATATCTTCTGAATGAAAAACTGTCTCGCCTGACATATTGAAGTTGCATTCAAGCTCTTGAGCAATTTGACGGCGGGACATGTTTCTGGTCTCTTTTTCAAACCATTCTTGGTCGCGGTCCGGGTGGGCTTGCCAGGGGAGGGTCACCATATGGAAGTCGTTTTTCTCTATCTCTGCGTCAACGCAAGTTTTATGAAACCAATTACCAACACCATTAGGGGTTGACAGAGCGATGCAGCGGCCGCCAGTTGAGAGTGT